GATAATTCTGTTATCTTATCACTAGCATTATTAATTGCAAGTGTTAAGGCGTCTCTTTCAGGTTTTTGTTTTTCTCTTTCTTTAAGACCTCTTGTGACATATTCCATGTCAACATATTTCTCTAATGCCTTGTCTAATAGAGTTAAAGTCTTTTGAGACCTGTATATAATTATATTCTGTTGTTTGATTTGATTATCTAACAACTCTATTTTAATATTGTTACTTGATTGTGGTTGTACTTGGTCAAGGTGTGCCTTTGATAAGAAACCAAAGATACCCATAGATGTGATAAAGACTAATACTATAACGGCAAATGTAAGATAGGCCTTTATAGTTTGTGGTACAAGTTTATTGTTCCAGTTATTATACAACCAAGAGGCGGCTACAAGTTTACCAACCTCTAATGCACTACCCATAGCAATAATGGGAAGCACTGCTCCTGCGAATAATGTGGCAAGTCCCATAATAGAATAACCAGCGGCTATTATAGATATAGAAATCGCACTAATGAAAGTTATGAATATTGTTAACATGGTTATATTTAGTTGTATTCTTTTTGTATCTTCCTGATAATAGACCTAACTTTGCCAAAATAGTTTTTATCAGAGGCATAAGCATCCAATGTTTCAACTAATGGAAATGGGTCATCAATACCTATAGTGTCTCTTAAATTTTGATAATCACCAAAGGCACTACCATTGTTTAAGATATTCATATAGTGTAAAACAGAATCACATTCATGTGAATAAACTTTTACACCCCACTTTTTAGGATTGTTTGACGGTAACATATGTGGTTCTCTCAAATCATATGTACGTATGCCAAATAAATTCTTACCCTCTTTGGCAAACCTAGATGTACCCCAACCACTCTCTAAAGCCGCCTGTGCTAGTAATAGTTCGTGGTTTACTGGTAATATATCTGTAGTGGTGTTCTCAATATAATGAATACACCCACGTACACTGATTAAAAAAGTTTGATTACTATTATGTTCAAAGTCTGGTTTTTCAACCAATATTTGTTCTACATCAAACTTATCTTCTGTTTCAACTATCTCGTTTACGTCTTCTGTTGTAAGGTCTTCTGGTAGTTCATTTGCTTCTGGTGGTGTACCATAGGTTAACCACGCTATTAAAGCTATAACAGCAAGAACGCCTGCAATGGTAAAAAACTTTTCAAAAGCCTCTTTGATTCGGATTAATGATTTTCTCATTATCTACCTCTACGTACTATGAATTTGTTTCTACTTATATGTTTTTTACGAGCAATGTAATCGTAACCACCATACACATGACCCTCTTCATCTGTAAATTCAGGTAGTTTTTTTTGAAAGAACATTAGGTCAGGTTGTAATTTCTTAATCTTACCAAATATTTTTTCAGCCTGTTTTTCAGTGAAGTTATCATATACATCTTTTGCCCATTCGCCAGAATAGTATAATAGTTGTTGCTCGTCTGATTTTATGAAGTTTTTTAACATGTCTGGCACTTTGCCAATAATGTTTTTGAGGTGGTGGTCTAGTTCTTTAGTCTTTCGCTTACTCATTATGTAATCCTCCCAGGATTGTTATATTATAAATCTGCAATTTTGAATTTTCTGATAACGTTCTTTGTAGGTATAACTGTTGTGTTACCACCATCTGCCAAGTCACCATTCTCTTCATAATTGTAGTCACTCATCAATACATGTACTTGTCTATCTTCTTTTACCAACCAACCAGTTGATACACAGATAGCAGGTTTCATGTTTTGAATTTCTTTCATTGTTTTCCAACCAGCGTCGGATTGAATATCCTCCCAATACACCAAATAGAAATCATATGTAAATGGTATCTCTGGTATATCGTACTTTAGTTTTTTGCTAGTTGGTTTCTTTGCCATATATTATGAACATTCCTTATCAGTGATTTTACTATCTTTCAATAGCAAACACTTATGTTTACTGTCAATCTCTTGTCTTAACTGAGCAGTGATGGTTTCCATAATCATAGGTAAATTCTTTTCCATATGGTCTGCAACTTGCAAAGCAAAGATAGCAAACATTTTTTGTAGTTCAGCTTCAAACACTGACATGTCAACATTATTACCTTGTACTTTTTGTGTGATAACGTGACCAACTACGGCAGTATTATAATCATCTGCTTTAGCACAACTCACCACTGACCAAGAGGCCAAGTAAATTGCGAAGAAGATTAATACTAATTTTTTCATTATATATCCTTTGTTATTATTTATGGTACCATTATACAGGTTCCGACAACAAAGTCAAGCACTTTCTTTAGCTAAAAAGACTTATTTTACTGTGTTTTGTAGTGATTTGTTCTATTTTTGTTCTAAATTAGACAGGATAAGACGGTCCTTTTTCAATTTTAACAAAATTATCGTCCCAATTGAACGCTTCCTTAACCACTGCTTCAGTTAAACCTTTATACTTCTTATTAAGAACCTTGTCTTTCATATTTAAGAGTACGTTTGCCTCGTCAACATGTAATCCTTCTAGGATTTGTAAGAACATAGTTTCTTTAGATACTTTTTTAGTTCCATCATCTGCACCTTTGACAAAATGCCATAGTTTTTTTGATTCTGTTCTCAACCAACTATGTTCGGTACCTGCTGGTACTTCATTTGGTATAAATGGTGGTGTGCCTTTTGGTAAATCCCATACAATGTTAGGGTCAAATGCACCTTTTAAAATCATTCTTAAATGTGGACTATCGTTTTCTTTTAAAACGGCAATCTTTTTAGGTTTATCTTTTGCGTTGTTTACTTTTGTTAAAATTTCTGACAACAATGGTTCACTTGAACCAGAGGTTGATTGCATGGCTGTCATTGCAGCTTTGCTTATTAGATTTGGGTTTTGTTGTACCATGATTAATTCTCCAATTTGTTTAATAATTTCATACTAGTATATTTATACATGGAGGATAATGAGGCGGACAGAAAGAAAGGTAGATATGAAAAAACCTTGATGGGATAAACTAATAAAACCATCGGTGTCCGCCTCAAAATTAAAGGGTTATGCTGATACAGCGTAACCTTGTGAACCAAACAAAGCAGTTTGACCAGCTGCGATAACAGCTTTTGATGGTGTTCCTACTCTGTAAGATACTCCAGCAGATGTTCTATTTTCATAAATCATCATACCTTCGTTTCTTAATTTACCAACCATTGCAGCTGGTGATTTAAGGTCAAATGTGTTTCTTAGAGTCTTCCAAGTAACAGAATTACCTTTTGAGAAAAGATTTCTCACTTTTGTCGTTTTTGACATTTTAGTTCTAGCCATTTTAACATCTCCTTGTTTTTTAGCGTTTAACTTATTCATAATGTATTTTAGCATAATTGCTCCTCAATTGCGTTTAGTCGCCACTATTCAACAAGACATATCGTACATTTGTAGTATGCTCGTCTGAATTCTATAATTCATCATCAGGAGTGAACATGTCACCACCATCTTGTAGGTGGTTCAATTCATCTTTTATATCCTTTGACAAAGGTCTTGTAGTTTTTGGTCTTGTTTCATCCATCAAACTACTATAATCTATTTTGGCACTCTTATGTGTACCGTCTCTCATTGTTTTTAATTGTACCATTTTGGTAGATAACAATTGAGCCGGATGAGCCATATCAAAATCTCTGTACACTAAACCTCTAATACTGTCTATCACTATCGCAAGGTCTTTTGTAAAGTTATCATTCTTTGTGCGAATACCAATGTCAACAAATTTACGTAAAAGGTCAAAAGCAATGTCATCAACGGAGTGTTCAACAAATTCTTTAGTCTGTTGTTTCTTAATTTGTTTAGCATACTCTGTTTCTTGTCTTTTAGTTTTGACTTCACGTACTATTTTATCTGTTGGAAAAAATATTAGATTATCGTTATCACTCACTTATTTTTTCTCCCTTGAAATTCACTTTACCTTGTTTGGCAAAATGTTCTACTAATTGATTATAACCACCAATCAGTTCGCCATCAATTTTAATTTGAGGCATTTGTCTAACATTCTTACCAATGTCTTCAAGCATTGCTTGAGGTGAATCAAAGGATTCTAAAGCCTTCTCTGTGTATTCTAAACCAAGGTTTTTAACTAACGCCTTTGCTTTATTACAATACACACAGTTAGACTTTGAGTATATGATTATATTACTGGACATCTTTCTTCTCATTGTTTTCAACCACTTTCTTAAACGCTTCAGAAGACGCCTCTTTTAAATTATAAGAGTCTGTTGCTTCTTCAATCGTGTAGTGGAACATTTTATTAAACTCGCCCATTGGTAATCTTAATCCTATCCATGCTCTATAATAACCATTACTAGTCATTGTAACATCTTGTTCAAAGATTTCATAACCTCTAACTTTAGTTTCTTTGATAATATTTACCAAAGTAGATTCTACATCTGATACTACAGTTTTAGTTTGATTCTTACCAAGTTCGGTAATAAATTGTTTAGATTGTTTATTCATTTCACCTTTGATAATATCAGCTAACTCAGCCTTTGCTATCATTTTACCTTTTTCTATTGCAAGATTAAGGTCAGGCGAAACAGCAGTTCCTACGCCAAAGATACATACTTTACCGTCATCATCTGTTTTAATAAGACCGTTGTCTGCCATAAATGACATATCACAAGCCTTCTTCTCGTTGAAGTCAGCCATGTACCACTTTGGTACTTTAGTCAACTTCTCTTTGTCCTCTTGGACAATCTTGTAACTGTTAGTAGAACACGCCGACATTAATGCCAGAGCCGATACTAAACCAATTACTTTCACATTTTTCATCATTTTATATTACTACTCTTTCTTTTTTATACATTTTCAGATACATCATACACTAGTTCTTGGATAAAGTCAATGCTGGATTGAACAATTCCCAAAATCTGTTGTTTATCAACGATTCCACTGTTGTATAATATTACCAATAACGCAATGATAATGATATTTTTTATCATTATTGTACCTCCCATTCGCCGTTAGCGTTCAGGCAGACCTCTCCGAATGATTTAAAGGCATGGCCTGGTCGTGCATACTTACGACAATATTCTGGTTGTGTTGTATCATGGTAATAAAATTGTGCAAACAAATCCCAATAACCAGGACTTGCTGGATTCTTTCTACCATCAGCACAGTTCAGAATTTCTTTTTTGTATATTGTATCACCAACTTGTGTTATTTCAACAGTGATGTAACAATATTGACCACCAGTATCTTCTGGTTTAATAGTTTTAATCTTGCTATGTACAACTTCCTCTGCAATTGCCATTTTACATAATAAAAGTATTGATATAATTAAAGCTGTGTAAAACATATACACTTTCATAGATTTTCTAGGGTCTTGCATTTTTTAAACTCTCTATTGATTGTTTAGTATTATACACTTCTTCCTCATATAAGGCAAGCGTGGATGGGTTATTCTCAAACTCCATCAATTCTTCTTTTTCTTTGACTTCTTTTTCTAGTCTTTTTATATGTTCTATTCTACTCATCTTGGTTTTTCTATCCATTGTCCGTCTGGCATTTGACAAGCAGTACCAAATTCTACTTTACGATTGACACCACCGATACCAACCAAAGGCCAAGAGTTTGTTATGTCAACAGTGTGATTGTACGCCTTACACTTAATAGGTCCTTGTGTGTAAGTTCTAGTAATCTTAATTATACCACTGTTTCCTGTTTTTCTGTTATACCAATTTGTATATGATTGACCATGACTTGGACTTGTGTTAAGGTGGTCTACAAATACTGCGTTGTGTACATCTTTATCACTTGAATATAGCATATCTGCACCTTTAAACGCACCTATAACAGCACATGCACCTATAGCATATGCGTCTGTTACACCTAAAGCACTGCAAGCTGCCGTACCAGAGGCACCACCAGCAAATGCACCAACATGACTTCTATTCATACTCGTACAATTACTTAGAGCCAGTGATAATAGTCCTAATAATACTAAACGCTGGATTCCAGTTCTTGTCATTGTTTCCCTTGTTTGTTGAACATGCCGTCATGGTTAACACCACTATAATCGCCATAATTCCCTTTTTCATCTTGTTCTTTACCATAATCTGATTTATCATTTGCTATTAATTGACAATCATATTGGATTGTCTCAATCATATTTTGAATCTTAAAATCTCTTTCTGTTGATTTAGGGGTCTGATATTTCAAGACCCTTAAATCTTCTGCCATTCTCTGGATAGATTTTATCTTATCGCAAAATTGACTAATTTTGTGTAACATCTTCTTTGTTCCCTAATAGACCAAATTTCTTTACAAGACTAGCAAAATCTTCTTTAGTTTTTGCCCAACTCTCTTTTTGGTACTCTTTAGTTTTTGTTACCTCACCACTAAACCATGTACCTACTTTACCTGGTACTTCCACTACAGTTTGAACAAACTCTTGTGGTGTAATAGTTTTAGGCTCATCTGATTTCGCAACGCCTGTTATTAATAAAAACGCCAGTATTGCTAATACGCCGAAACACTTTTCTAAAAATGTCATTATACTTTCCTTCCTGCTGTTTTGATGTCCTCTTTAGCGACTACCATGTAAGGACCTTTATTGTACGCTGGAGCAATTGTAAAGTTCTTACTCGCCTCAATCTTCCAACGATTGTCAGGTTTTGTACCACCTGAACCAATTTTGTTTGACAATGGTACTGCATTAGTAGGTTGTTTGATAACATTGTCATCTTCTTTAATCATTCTACTTACAATATTAATGGCATGTCTACCATCTTTTGTCAATTTGATTCTACCTTTTTCATCTGTATCAAAACCCATTTTAGCAAGATACTTTCTATGCTTTTCCAATGCCTCAAGGTATGCTTTTGGTGGCTTTCTGTTTCTCAACCTACGAATAGCGCCACTTGAATTGTTTGTATAGATAATAGCCATTACTTAATACTCTTTCTTTGTCCTACAATATTGTTTACGAATACTCTTACCAACCTAGATACATCTACCTCTTGTTTCTTTAGAGTTTTAGGGTTAGTAAAAATCACTTTACTCTTATTCACTTCTAATTGTATACCAATATCAGAAGCCACTACAATAGCGTCATCTGTATATTTTGTCCAATCGTGTGAAGAATAGTCTGATTGAGCCATTAGTCGTTTACCGTTTCTGGAATACTTTCTGATTGTACTTCTTGGAATGATTTACCAAAACCTATCTGATAAAATGTATCTCTAGGATTGGTTGTTTGATATGTTGACTTTAATTTGTCAAAATTAACATCTACTAGGTCGTAGTATTCTGGATGCTCAACTTTTAGTTTGGCATGTTCGTCACACCAAATAATTCTATTGGTATAGTAATCGTTTTCTTTTGCCTCTAGTGTTGATAGTTTAGAAAGAGCAATATCTTTCTGTTTAACTGCCTCAAATTCTTTAAATAAGTTTTCTTTATCGTATTTAAATGTCATAATATATGTCCTTTTGTTTATTTGTTAATAATACTATCATAAAACGTTTCAAATGGCAACCATAATAAAAAGCACGTTTTTACTCACTTTTTGAGGAAAAAGTCTCTCTAGGATGGCGCTGGAGTGGTTTAAGACGTGTCTTACGTACTCCAGTACCCCCTAAAATCACTGCATTTTATCAGAAAGCGAATCAAACATGTCAATCTGGTCATCTACCATAACTGGCTCTTTCTTTGATTCTTCTTCTGCCCATTTCTCAAATTCATTTACTTCCGTTTGAGCGGAAGACTTAATACCTGATAGTACATCAAGACAACCTTGAGCATCGCCAAAATTTAGTTTAGCAATGGCGTCATCTATCTTACTAATTAATTCTAACTTATCATTTATCATTTGTTAACTTTCCTTAGTTGATTTAAACCTGCACTGTGTAATTTACCACCTCTAGTTTGGTAATCAATTACACCCTTATAATTCAATGAAGTGTCATACTCTTTTGTATGTACACCTTGTTGTTTATTCGTATGGATTCGGATATTGGTAATGTATCCTTCTACACTCTTACCTTTACCCCATTCAGTAGCAATCTCTACCTTATCGCCTACTTGAATCAACATCATTGGTCTCCTTAACCTTTTTTGTTTGTTGCGTCCTCGCTGGACATTAATAGTACAATATAATGTACTGCTTTTAACAGGTCTGCTCTATTACGACCTGATTTCTTACCAAATCTTGCAAGATATTTAATTGCATTAGCTTGGCAAAAGTCTTTATCAACACCAATAGACCTCAATAAGTCTTGTACTTGTACGCCCTCTTTAACTTGAGCGTAGTGTTGACCATAGGTTGACTTAATATAGTCACCGATTTCTTTTAGTATTTTATCTTCATTATATTTCAACATTTATCTCCTTTATATTCCTAGACACCTTATAACATTTTTTTGGTCAGTTGGCAACCTATATCCTTTTTGTAACCAATCTACAACCTGTTCAAAATAAAATGCCTCGTCTGATTTACCTGATTTTTCTAGTTCCCATGCAGCTGTCTTAAAAAACTTTAGTACACCCATTTCACTGGTCATACCTGTCTCTTTCTTCTGATAGTTACCTTTTCTTTGATTTGACATGTGTATCCTTTGTGTTAAAGTCTGATAAATGATTCATATTAGCATGACTACCTTGTTCGTTTATTGCATATACCAATGTGGCACTATGTTCTTTTTTGGTTAAGTCATACAATTCTTTTGCTTCTTTATAAGTTTTGACAATGGTCTTGGTGGTCTTACCTAATGAACGCCACTCAACTATTGAATAGTTTATTGCATTGTCTATAATATTTTGTTCCCATGGTAACGTAACACCATGGTACCATGGTTGTTTAGTCGCCATCAATCCAGTCCGTTGCTGATTCTTCAAAGTCATTTTTCTTTAATACTTTCTCTATCTGTACGAAGTAACACCAGTTTGAACCGAATGTAACTGCACCAGTATAATTTAGTGAAGTATCATATGTCTTTGCATTTAGACTTGTTGGTAACTCGGCAGCTATATCAGTTGGTTCGGTTGCAATACCGATATTAGTTATAACTCCTTCTCTACCTTTCATGTCTTGTATTGTATCGCCTACATTAATTATCATAAGTGTGTCCTTTTGTTAGTTCATTTTTTTCCATAATACCAATTGCCTTATCTACGGCATTTAAGTTTTGATATGTATATTTTTCAGTTAGTTTTGGATTCCAATCTTTTTTAAAGAATTGTCTAGTATTCCATAACTGACCATAATCTTTGTATAGAGAGTTATCAACGCCAACTACATCTTTACCAAATACATCATCATAAGTTTTGTAATAGTGGTCACCATGTATCATTTGTACTTTAGTATGACCTGTGGCATTTGTAGCCGTCTCATTAAAATTTTTATCACAATATGATTTCACTCTCTTGTGCATATTCTTATCATTCATTCTATTAAGATGATTTAAAGGTACATTTCTGAATATGGTATGATAGATGTAGAAGTAGTCACAATCTTCATCATCAAAGTATTCAATACCATATACTAAATTTAAACTAGAAGATTTATTCATTAAGATAGTACCTTTCTTAACAGTATTATTACTGTCATCATTGAAACCATTAATATAAAAAATGATGTTATCATTAAGCGTTCTCTAACTCACTGTCAATAAACTCATCAACGTTGTACTCATCAATACCTAATAGTGATACTGCTTCAACGTCCATGATTTCTTTTTCAGCAGTTGATTTAGTAATAAGATTGTTTTTGACATTTGCAATAATCTTATCTACTGCTTTTTCTGCTTCGTCCCAATAGTAGTTTTTAGTTTTAGACATAGTGTTTTTCTCCTTGTTTAGTGTTATTAATAATTTGCATTACTTCAAAAAGTGATTTATATGGATTACTATACAACACTTTTTTAGCAAAGGCAACTCTTTTTTCAAGTCTTTTTAATTGTACTTGCATTTTCTTTTTGTTATATTCTTTAATCATTATGTGTCCATTATACATGAACCAGCCTAGAAAGCAAGCGTTTTTTTGCTTTTTTTAGCTATTTTTTTTGAGACCTGGTCTCATTTTTGGTTTTTTATGTGCGACAAGTTGTCAACACCAGTTGGATTTGACCCATTCCTGCTCTGATTCGTGAGGATTTGGTTTACCGTGGAACACGGCCACCTTCGATTCGCTGACCTTTTCAAAAGTCCAGTCGTTCTTATGATATCTTGGTTCTATTCTATTATTCCATTTGTAACTAAAAGTCCACTCATCTGGCATAGTACGTAACCACCGTTGACCATGTTTTTGCATTAATAGAGACATGACATTTTGGTCGCCTTGTTCTCTGTTCCACTTATCACGTTCTAATAGATATGGTTCCCATATACATGGTGTACCAACGGTATTATTCCATTTCATTATAGAAGAGTTGTACTGTTTTGTGGAAGGGTTGAAGTCTCTGATTACACCAAACGTTTGGTCATCACCAAAGGTAAAAAGGTCATCAATATCATCTAATATAACTACGTCAAGGTCCATGTAAAGATTAGGTCCTACTAGACCTGCCTCTGGACTGAATAGTTGTAGTTTATTCCACCAACCATCAAAATCGGTATAATGAAATCTACGATACTCTATGTCGCCTTTTACTTTTAATGCTAAATCTTCGTGGTTGTTGAAACAGATAAAATTGTACGGTACTCTTGTATGTCTTTCAACCATATTATACAGGTGTTGTACATACTCAACCTGATATTTTTTACCATAATATACACATACAAAATTCATAGACCTAACCAATTAAAAACTGCCCTCAAACTTAATAACATATACATGGTTTCCATAAGCATTCTCGGCCAATCTTTATCTTTGTATCCGAACCATACCCACATAACACATGCTACTACACTTAACGACCATCCAATCCATTGTGTGCTGATATTTGCACTAGATAAAATGTAAACGCTAAGAACAGCAATTGCAAAACCCAACCATCTGGTTTTGTTTTTAATCTTGGACATTTAGTCACCTTTCAGTTGCCTATTTGTTTTATCTACTGTTCGTAAAACAGATAGTCTAGTTGCTGATTTTTCTGCCGTTCTTAAAAATGCTTTCACGTCTTTTGGAAAACATGCACCGGCATATCCTTTACCGTGGTCACCTGGTACTTTCATATGACTGGATCCAATCCTGTCATCTTTCTCTACCATTGAAACCACCTTGTCGTAACTTATGTCAAGTTTCTTACAAAGTTGAAATATCTCATTAAAGAAAACTACCTTTGTTGCAAGGAAAGAATTTCTTATATACTTCGTCATTATCATTTCAGGTACACTACATTCATGTATCTTAACTGTCATAGGATACACCTCTCGTAATACATCTACCCAAAATGGTACGTCTGCACCACCAATAAAAATGTCTTTAACATTCTTCATATCGTCAACAGCATGTTTTTGTCTTAAAAACTCTGGACTATATGTAATACTATATTTATGTGCTAGTTCAGCGTAACCATCTATTGAAATGGTACTCTTAATTAATACTGGAAGATTTAATTTATTACTTTCTTGTAATACTTTTTCTACTATAGAAATATCACAACTACCATCTGGTGCCTCTGGTGTAGGCACACAAACAATGATACCCTTTGCTGAATATCCTTCGTGCTTTGTGATTGTATTTTTTTGGTAACCCTCAATATCAATTGCGACAATTCTGTGTATAGGATTTAAAATCTTATCAACTGCTTTGCCTACGTGACCATAACCAATAATAATCAAATCTTGTTTCATCTATTTTCCTTTGTGACGACCCATGTACCACTCTGATGGCTCATAATTCCATCTTTTGCCTTTATGTCCTCTAAAGGCTGCGTACCACATTCTAAGTCTTACAAAGAAATCAAATTCATGTCTTGGCTTCTTCATACTCGTATCTGCTCCTGCAACGTTGCATAAGCCGTGCCATCTTCAATTTCATCCAAATTAAACTGATTGTAACACATCATCTGCAACCACTCGTTAACTGTTTTCGCCCCAGGCTTAAATGGTTTTTCAATAAACTTCAAATCTCTACTTGCAACAGGCCATGCCACATTTCTATTATGACAAAACACAGGAGTATAGTGTAATATAGCGTCTATAGCGGATAAACTCATGTTGGTGACCAAACATTGTGCTTCGTTTAAGTCATCATGGATGTGAGTATTCCACCACTGATTTCCAGGTCTTGGTTTGTTTCTTATCCTTATCGGTAAGTCTGTGTGTTTCTTAATCTCTGTTGTGACTTGGTCAATCCACTCTTGTTGTGTAATACCATTAACATGATAAGTAACTGTTGGACTAGATGGCGCTACCAATACATGGTTGCCTCTTGTACTTCTCCAACCTTTAAATTCTATACTACCAGTAAACGGAGTATTAGGATTGCCTTTAGCTTTTGCTTTCTTTCCTAATATATTCCATCTGTCTGGACTTATTACTCTAAATTGTGTTGTGTGAATACCACCACGTACAATTCTAAAATAAGTATTTATTCGGGAAACTATCTTCGGTTCAGGATATCTTACAATTTGGTCAGTTAAATAACCTACATCAACGTACCACCATTCTTTACCTTGTTCCTCACACTCTTTGATATTTCTTATATTATTACCTGCTAAACCCCAAAAGAAATGAATTTCGTGGTCTGCGTCTTTCCAACCCTTTTCAATCGCTGGCCAGATTTCATGTGATAAACACTTGTCCCACGCCATTTTATGTGTAATTATTGCCATTCTAATAACCTCTTATGTACTTCGCCTGAATTAATTTCGCTTACTTTCCATTGAGTGTAAGCACACTCATTTAACCATTGTTGTCTATCAAACTTACAATCAATATGTTTCTCTTTAAGAATACTTACATCATGGTATGAAACTGGTCTAGCATGAGAAGTCGGCGACAATGCAATTGTTGGTATTCCCTCACACGCACTTTCAACTAATGCGTTACTTGAATATGAGACTACTGCTCTTGCACCATCTAAATCTTTTTGAAAACCAAAACCACCATTTGTTTCATTCCAGTCTTGGTAGTTCTCACTATATCTAATTTCATTCTTTACACCAAGTTGTTTAAATCTTGCAAAGAAACCTCTTTTTCTATCACCATACTTATCTAAAAATCTAGGATGAAATCTAACAACTATAGGTTCATGTGTAACTTGACCAATCTGTTGTATTATTTTATATAGGTAGTTTAAATAATTATATTCTATACCATCGCCTTTTGTGAATCTAACTAGGTCTTTGTAAACTTCTTCTGTATATAAATCGTTTAAACTTGTATCACTAGGATTTTGTAAACACAATAGAATATAATGACCTTTCTTTCGCCAAGGTTTAATCTCAATATCTTGTTCTTGTTGTATCATATTCCATCTATCAGGACCTACACCTTTGTTTTTAAATATACCTTTGTCATGTGTATAACAACCAAGACTAACTCTATAATAATATGTGTCACTATCCATAATTAGATTTTTTCTAAATGTGGCACCCTCTACTACTAGTTGTGGTTTACCTGTACTTTTTATATACTCATACTGGTCTGACCAATCTTTATATACACCTTGAACACCTGTTGTTATGTAGGCGTCTGCTGTAGGTGGTAGTGGATTTTCAAAATCACATAGTTTAAAATCCTCATGTTTAGGAAACTTGAAGAAACTATCTCTGAATGAACCGTTAAATCCAATTATCATGTTGTAACCTGTTTGTGGCTTCATAAGCCTCGCCTGTTTTAAATTCGTTTTCTGTAAATTGACATGCTAGTAAACTATACTGCCATAACATAATCTCATCTTCTGTAGGATAATATAATTCTTCTATATCTGCAATAGTGGTACTTGAAACTGGTTTTGCTTGTGAAATAGGATCCACAATACAAGGTATACCAGATAAAATTGCCTCTATAGCAACTGTAGATTGGAAAGCAACAACACAATATGCGTTCTTTAAACTTTCTTGTAAAGGTATGTCTGTATCTTTATATCTAATTCTAATTACTTTATCTGTAAATGCTCTAATATCTCTTTGTGTTTTTTCTAACCAATATGGTACATCAAAACCATATACTCTGGCAATGGCCTCTGTAGGTGGTATAATTAATATTTCACTACCTTGTTTAACAAATTCTTTGGGTCTTTTTGGCTCACCATACTTCTTAATTCTTTTCCAATCTTCATCTTCTAACATCACATTATAATTAAGTTGTAATTGACTTCGTATCATTCTATACAATCTACCATGTGGACCAGGTACATAATTTCTTGTAGCGTGAAAGTATGCATGGTCCAAATAATAAAATGTATGTTTTCTTTGCATTGCAAGTTGTATTAATTCATGTGTACCTCTTAATGTACCTATAACTGCAATAGGATTTTTAGTCCACTCACGTTTATTAAACGTAGGCCAAAATGCATTATCAAATGGTTTAATCTTTTCGTTTCTACCTAATTCTGGTTGATGTATGATACCATTCTGACTAGTAGCCAAGTTCAATAAGAATTTATCTTTACCTACACCTGTTAAAAAACACTCAATACTCATTTTTTAATCTGTACCGTTCCTGATTCAAAATAATATTCAAACCACTCTTTTGCATAATCAACATTTTCATAATCTTTAAACCAAGGACCACCCTCTGTAAAGTGTATATTCTTTGCTTCAGGATTATATTCATATTCGCCTACTAACCAGTTCCAAGTTTTATCTATAGAACCAATTAAGTCATCACTCTCTAACCATTTGAATTGATGTAACTCTAAACCACTTGCTTTGTTTACATAGTCTGGTGTTAGTTGTGTACACTTCTTACAGTTCATCAACATGACACTAGACCAATTCTTTTTATCGTATGCTGTTTGTGTTTGACCTAAAAACTTTTTGTTATGTTTTGGTACGTAATTATGTTTGACTACTTGTACGGCATACTTGTCGTCTCTCTGTCGCCATAGTTCGTTAATATCAGTTCTCATTAACATATCACAATCCATGAATACTGCCCAACCTTGGTAATTCATCAAATGTGGTATAATAAATCTACTGAAACTAAACTCTGTAGAAGATAAACTATTACGTTCTCTTACAAAGTCATCTTTAATATTGTTTAAAGCAATTGGTGTAATTGCAACTGGTTTTGTACTATTCTGTAAAATACTATACGTTAGTGTAGAAAAGGCTGCCTTTTCTTTACTATCATAACCAATAAAAATGTTTATCATTAAAATCGCCTTTCTGGACTTCTCAATAATTTCTTACGTTTAGGACCTTTAATGTGGTCGTAAACAGGTCCTAATATAGACCTTGCTTGTACGTGACCTGGTTTACCATCGCCAATACTATAATTTTTACAACCATGTATCTCTTCTGTTTGTTTTCGTACATAATCCCATACGAAACTATCATGGCACTCTTTTAGTTTATAAACTGTATCTGTGTTGTACATTTCTTTCATACGAACAGCAAACTCAAAAGTATTTTCATGGTTTCTGTTGAAGTATAGGAAACCACATTCACTGTAAAGATTACCTCTACCAAGATAAGTCATAAAACTTTCTTTTCTGTGTATATGTTTTTCAATCCATTCTTCGTCTATCCTCTTGTTAAAGATACTATCTGCGTCAATACAGATTAAACCATCATAGTCTTCACTTGTAATAATTTCATTGCAATATGCATATACTTTGTAACTAAATCTAACTGCGTCATGTAGATAACCTTGTGGTGTATCTGAAACTGGTCTATCTTTATTTCGTTCAACGAATTCTTTTAACTCTGGTATCTCATCAAATGATGAACGTACTACTAGACCTTTCATGTTTGGTATATCTAACATGTCTTCACTGTAAACAATCAAATCAAAAGGCCAATTATAAGTCTCAAAAAACTTATGTCCGTATTCTTTATATAATTTTTTACTTAATGTTGTAACTACACCTATTCTTAACATTTCTGGAATACGGCCTCCTTCCGTAGTTGACCTTTCTTTTCGTATCCATATTCTTTTAGAATATCTACGATAGTATCATGTTCTTTCTTTTCTGCTTCGTAAGTTTTTCTACCAGGACTCATAGGTAGTTCTAATACTAATGTAACATCATTGTTACGTAACATCTGTTCAGCACCTAATACAACGTTTCTTTCGTTACCTTGTACATCTACTTTCATAAAACCAATATTTGTAAAGTTATAGTCGTCAATTGCAACTACATCAACTGTTATTTTAGAAAGTTGTTCTTGTTCTAATTTTCTTAAACTATTACCTGTTTGTACACCCCATTCATTAAGACTTACATTACCACACTCGTCTGGTGATGAAAATAAATCTACTCTACCAGCTCTCTTATCTGATACTGCAACTGAATATAGTGTGTAATTTGTTTCTTTCATATTAGTCTTAAATGCTAATATGTTATCTGGATGTGGTTCAAATGCATGAACGAATTTAAATTTATTTGCAAGGTCTCTTGACCAGAAACCAATATTACCACCAACATCAATACATTCTTTAGTAAAGTCTTTTACATATGCTAAACTAAAATCTCTTGTATCTTTTTGATATTCCCATTTACCATCATATTCTTTCAACATTGCTTCATAATGTCTATCCCAATCTGGCAAATGCCAACCTTTAATTACGTTCATTATCTTCTCCACATTTCGCTATGTAATAACTGTCAACAATATCTGATAGTGGATTGCCCACCTTTTCGGTATCAAATATTTTCTTCAAGTCAATTTTCAAATCTTTCACAAATGCCTCATACATTTTGTCTTTATCAGCATTACCTTTTCCTGTTGCAAATTTCTTTACAACACTAGGAACAATAACACTGTATGGTATATTTAGTTCTTCTAATCTGTACTTTAAAATGCCACAATTCTCGGCAATTTGAAATACACCTCGGCCTTTTGAACCAAAAGAATAACCCTCAATGTAAACATGAGGATTATAAGTTGACTGGATTACTTTGATTGCGAAATCTGATATATTTTTGAATCTTTCTATATCAGTTTTATATTCTTTATGTAACTCACCAACAATTGTATCGTTCATTGTCATTGCCCATTTCTTTTTACCTGTGAGGTAAAAGAACATCAATGCTCCATTATCAATACTAATAGCAGGACTTGTTAAACTGTAATCAATCCCAATTATCGTCTTCTCTGTCGTGTCCGTCTGCGTCATTCGGTATTTCCTCAATAATCTCTTCTTGTTCTTCAACTTCCCAACCACAAAAAGGACACGTCATTGGTTCTAAATCTTGTTCATCTAAATCCCACGTCACGGTGTATTTTGTATCACAATTCGTACAATGTTTTGTTGCTTTTTCCATTATAATTTAAATTTCTTAAATTGGTCTTTTTCTACATCTTGTTTAATACCACCAATTACATAAGACTCAATCTCTGTTTCTTGTGGTGCATTTTGTGTACCCTTTGAATTCAGCCAGTGGTCTACCCATGGTAGTGGATTTGTTTTTTGGTCGTATTTTGGTGTCAGGCCGATTGCTTTCATTCTGCGATTTGCCATATATTCTACAAACTGGTGTAACAGTTTTTCTGATAAACCAATCATACTTCCTTTGGAAAATAGATATGTTGCCCAACGTTTCTCTTCCTCTACTGCTTCGTCATACATTGTCTCAACTTCTTTTGCTGTGTCTTTAATGACCTTTAGCATGACTTTATCGTTTTCTACTTCTCTGTAGTTATTAATAATTCTTTGTGACATTGCTAAGTGTTGTGATTCGTCTCTTGCAATAAAAGAAATAATCTTAGCACTACCTTCAAGTAGTTTTAATTCACCAAATGCAAATGAACAAGCAAATGATACATAG